CAGGTAATTTTACAACTTCATCAAAATTAAATGCAGGGGTATTAAATTTTTTATTTTTATTTTTATAAAGTGGATGTTTAAGGCCGTTTTCGTTTATTTCTATATCATGAGCTATTCCTCTATGAGCACCATTAGGGCATTTCTTTACTTCTCCACCAGCAACCGTTACAGCAACTTGCATTCCCCAACATATTGCGAATATATTTTTTATATTCTTTTGACATTCCCTCATAAAGTTTATTTGTCTTCTTATTTCTGGAGTATCATTGTAAATATTTAAACTACTACCACCCCATATCATTCCATGATATTTAGTTAAATCTTTAGCTACTTCATTAATATTTTCATCTGATGAAGGATTAACAACATCAATATCTAATTGATCTGTAAAATAACTAATACTGTCTTTTAAACTTTCAGTATGAGTTTTAATTCCACCATCAGTAAAGCTTTGATTTTCTTCTCTAAGGTTACCTTCAACTATAAGAATTCTTTTCATTAAAATAATTTACCCGAAATACTGTGTTCATAAAGTGCTTTCATGTCTTCCTTACTCATTGTCCTTGGATTGGTAGAAGTGGATGGATCTTCTAATGCCATAACTGATAACTGCTCTAAATTTATTTTATTTACATCAACAATTTCTGATAATTTATGCGGTATATTTAATTCTTTTCTTAGTTCTAAAATCCACTTTAAAAAACTATCAAAACTTTTATCGAGTTCGAGATAATCACATATAGAAATTATCCTTTTTTCAATCATATCTTTGTTAAAAGTTAATACATAAGGCATAAAGATAGCATTTGATAAACCGTGGTGAACATTAAATTGTGCATTAATAGGGTGGCTTAAAGAATGAATAGCACCAAGCCCTTTTTGAAAAGCGGTAGAACCCATACTAGCTGAAGCTAATAATTCTGCTCTAGCATTTAAATCTTTACCGTTCTTAACTGCTTTAATTAATGAGTTTTTAATTAACTTCATTCCCTCAATCGCAATTCCATCAGCCATCGGGTGGAATCCTGGTGCACAAAAGGCTTCTAAATTGTGTGCCAAAGCATCCATACCTGTTGCTGCAGTCAATCTTGGAGAAAGATCTAAAGTTAAATTAGGATCTAAAATTAATGCATCTTTTTGGATCTCTGATAATCCTGTGTAAGTGTGATTAGTAACTTGTAAGCCATCATCATAATATGCTTTTACAAATCCAGCTTTCCTGATCAAAGCATCTTTAAAAGCATTATAAAAAACCTGGAAACCATTATTTTTTTGATTAATGATGTAATTAATATAATTTGTTTGTTGTTCTGCTAAAGGTACATCCTCCTCACTTGTAGGAACAAAATCTACAACTTTTTTTGTGCCAAAAAACACCCTCATAATAGATGGCAAAATATGTAATACAGCCTCTCTAACATCTGTTGAAACATACTCTGATTGCAATTCGCTGGTATCACTTGGCTCCTCTCCTAGATAGTAATCTGTATTTTCAGATCTCTCTTGCCCCAGCTCTTCTGAAAAATCCTGGGCATCATCCATTTCTGATTTTATGATTGATGCTAGTTCTGTGTAATCTTGTTCTTGTTGAAGATCTAGATCTTCATCTAATTTTTGGTATTCCATGATTTTATCCTACTCGTAAAATTTTAGATTTAAGAGGTTTTCTGAAATTATACCCCATAAAACTTTCTTTTGATCCTCCAAAAGATGCTCCTTCACTAGCCATTGTTAATGCCAGGGCATCTGCTTTATCTGGAGATTTAATTCCTCTCTTTTTCATATCTTCTTTTGACTCAACTTTTATTTTTCCTGATGAGTTAAATTTATAGATAGGGGAAGAGATCTCACTTACCAGGCCATCATCATCAGGGAGCCTAACATCTCTTCCCCCCAACCATTCTTTTATTTTAAACCAGAGCTCTGCTCTAAGATTTAGATATGTTCCTTTTGTGCTAGGTACTTCTGCAACATTAATACCCCTGACAGGTAAATTTTGTTCCAGGAGTCTATCTACTACCCCAGCTCCTAATCCGATTGCATCTACTAGAATTTCATGTGGTCTATTCATAGACTGCTCTTCGTCATATTTGGCTTTGATCCTTCCACAAAGTTGCATTAGATCTGGAGAATTTATAGTTTGTATTTCAAGCACATGGTTTCCCTGGCGAATACAAAGAGCAGATTTGTCAGCTCCTTGCCTGGCCACATCTAAACCCCAAATAATTGGAGCTGATGTTTGGAGGGCAACATCTCTTTCAACTGCTGACTTTACAAGATCCAGGGGAACTACTGTGTCTGAGTCAGCAGTAGGAAATTCTCCTTTAACTTCTACCCTGGCAACTGTGCTATCTTCTCCATATTGCTCAATCATAGAATTGAAAAGCTCTTTATCAGTACCTTCTACTTTCCTGGAGTCTATTTGATCTCCTGACCAAAAGCTCCTGGCACTATGAAAGCACTCATAAAAAGGCCCTGTATTTCTCCTGGGGTTAGAAAAGCAAAACCAATAACGATCTTCTATTGGCTCAGTAAAAAATCCTTCACTTACAGAATAAATATTTTGAGGAATACCAGATGCCTCATCCATCAAAAGCATACAGCCATAATGCGAATGCACACCAGCAAAAGCATCAGGAGTTTCTGCTGACCAAAGTTGTGCCTGGGCATAATAATAACCTGTGTCTATTTTGAGATCTCTTTTCAGAAGTTCCTCAAACCAGGGAGCTGGTTTTATTGTTGTTGCAGATCTAACAAACCAATGATTGTTAAGAGCAAGAGTTGTCCATTTTCCTAATTCTGCCCAAGTTCTAGATCTAAGCTGTTGTTCTGTGTTTGCTGTAACAATAACAGTAGATCCAAGCCTGGTAGATAACATCCATAATACGATCCAGGACACAAAAGCAGACTTTCCTATGCCACGACCAGAGGCAACTGCTTTTCTAAACATTGATGGATCCATTTCTCCATTGTTCCTGGCAATATGGATCTCCATTTCTTTTAAAATTTTTTCTTGCCACTTCCTTGGGCCTGTAAATTTTTCCAGGGGAGTACCTTCTTTGCCCCACTCAAAAATAAATTTTACAAATTTGAGAGGAGAGTTCTTAATTTCCATACTCCAAATTTCTGACATTAACCTTTTTTCGTCTTGTGCTGAATATTTCATATAAAAAAAATTAAAAAATTTTAATCCTACTGTTAATTATAATTATGGGGGCTCCAGGAAAATCGAGGGGGCCCAAATCGGAGAAAAATCTGAGCTCCCTCTAAATGAAAAAGCAAATTAGATAAGATGGAGAATAGACTTTGCTCAATCATCTTTTAGATCTGTAGATCTAGAGGATCTCTCCTCTGGATCCTGGATTATTTTACTATCATTCTTACTAGGGATGAGGATCTCCTTGTCATTCCTTATATTTATAGGCTTTTCAGGTGTTACATCTATTGTGTTCACTTGCTGTTCACTAATTCTTGTTGATGCATTGTCTAAGATCTCTCTTAAATTAATATTGACCTCTGTTTCTTGCTTGTCTGCCCAATTATCTGGATCTCGATTTTTCAAGTAAAAGATAGAGGCTACTGTATTTTTGCCATTAGTTGCTTGATTGAAGAGAGAATTGGTAACTGCTTTGATCCCTAGTGCTTGTCCTTTTTTTAATGCATCCGATATTTCCTTTTTACCCCTCTCTCTGTTAAAAACATCCCATGATATATCTAGAGCCTGACAGATCTGCATGATGCCTAAACCTTGAGCTCCAAGCTGAATGATCTGTTCAACATGCTCTTCTCCAAGTGTTTTCATTTTTCTCCCAGGCTTTTTCTTTTGATTTTTCATAGTTCAATTTTGTTCCGATAATTATAAATGTTGTTGATTTCAAAGAACAGCCTGAGATCTAAACCTTTTATATAGTTTGACTAATAGTATTCCTATGCCTGATAATATGACTATTGAACAAAACCAAGGAGGTTTTTATGTTTTATAAAGTTAGTTTTTTTGAGCCAATAATTGAAAGCTCTTTAGTTATTGCTTATGAAAATAAAGATCTAGCTGTCAGCCAGGCAGATAATTTAATATCTAAAGGTTATGACAATGTAAAGATCCAATGTGAAGAGCAGATCCCTGGATGCGAAACCTTGCTTGTAACTGATTTCCAAAGAGTTGAGAAAAAGGTTAGTAGCTGGGAGCCAAAAGATATTGAATACAAAAATCCATTTTAAGTTTGAGTATTTATAAATATGGCTATGTAGAGCCAAAATCTACTTACAGGATCAATGATAGAGTTTGGAGAAAAGGTACTACTTTTAAATGTACTGTTTGGGAAGTTTTGCCTGGAGATCGTTACAAACTTTATGATGAGGAGAAGAGAGAAGTTGAAACTAAAACTTTCAGAGCAGATCAACTAAGGATGAGAGAGTATTATGAATAATGTTTATGAGCTCTCTGGATCAAGAGCAACAAGATCTGGCTTATCATTGCATGTTTGTCATTCTGAAACATTGTCTAAGTTGTTTGGGCAAAAAATGTCATTGAGATTTTATTTTTACAAATGGGAAGATAGTATTCCTATCTGGAACTTCCCATCACAATTCAAACAAAGAATAGAACATTACAAATTAAGTGAAGAGATAAAAAATCGTCTTATATGTGAAGTTGCAGATCATGTAATAAACCACCCAGAAATTTTCGGAGAAATGAAAAATGAAATATAAACCCCAAGGAAGATATGAGCAGAAACAAAAGGAATTAGGATTAGTAAAAGTAACTTTATGGATCCCAAAACAATTTACACCTGAGATAAAAAAAATGGGAGCTGTGCTGAGAAATGAACACCTAGCATTACAAAGAGGAGAACAGGATCCTGAGATCTTAAATGGATCTGAAAATCCAGATAAATATCAAATTAATGTGGAGGAATATTAATTGGAGATCCAGGAACAATTATTTAGCGAGGATCTTTTGCCTAAGAGATCTAAAAAAGATGAGTTAGATCTTGCCTTCAAATATGCTAGAGAGAGAGGAATGCCTTACTATTCATATACTAAGGAAGAGAAACTAATTGAGTTTGATAAGATCAGGAAATCTGATTTTATGAATGGCATTTTTAATAATGAAGTTTTGCAATATTTACATGGCATAGGATTAGCCTGGAGTTATTTTCCACATCATTGGGAAGTGCAAGTTCTGAAAATGAAAAGACCAATAGATATTTTTCAAGACGATAAGTTATTAAAAAAAGCATTGGCATCAAGAATTAAATGGGGAGGCAAAGTTGGTTTAGATGGCTTTATGTCTGATGCAGATCTCAGGAAGGCTATCAGAACTGCCTCAGGAGTCCAGGCTGTGAGTAATTTTAGACCTGTAGCCTCAGCATCAATTTATTATAAATATGCCAGGAATGGCATTGTATGGGATATGAGCTGTGGTTATGGAGGCAGATTGATAGGAGCCTTAGCATCTGGATCTGTAAAAAAATATATTGGCTCAGATCCATGCAAACTAACTTACCAGGGCTTACAGAAGATCCAAGAAGATTTTAATCATATTGATATGGAAGTAGATCTAAACATGATTGGCTCAGAGGATTTTGTTCCTGAGGATAATGTAGATCTATGTTTTACATCTCCACCTTATTTCAATACAGAAGAATATAGCAACGAAGAAACACAAAGTTGGAAAAAATATCCTACCAAAAAAGAATGGTTAGAAGGCTTTTTAAAAAAGACTATGCAGAATTGTTATAGCTGTCTAAAAAATGATGGCTTGATGATGATCAATATTGCTAATGTTAAAACATATCCAAATTTGGAAACTGATGTTTTACGAATGGCTTACCAGGAGAACTTCAAAATTAATGATGTTCTTTTGCTTAGGCTAAGTAGCATTATGGGAGGCTTCAAATATGAGCCTATTTTTATTTTTCAAAAGAGAGGTATATAAATGGTTACTAAAAATGACATAGAACTTATGGCAAAAGATTTCTTTGATGCTTATGCTGACGATTATGCAGTAAATGACAAAGTAATGATTGCAGTCATAAAACAATTAATAAACTTCTGGGAGTCAGGGCAAACAGGATCCTTGAAACCAGAGGCTACCAGATTGCTAGTTGCATTATTGAGTTATACAAATCATCAATTACAAACTAGAATAGGCTTACAAGATACAGGAGATCCTTCACTCTCTCCTAAAATCAAGACAAACCAGGCAAACTCCCCCAGCCTGGATTAAGAAGGATCTCCACCAATGGCTAAAATCTTCAAAAATGTTAAGCATGAGCAAAAGACAGGAGCTCGTGGGAAAAAGACTTCCCAGGGATCCAGGAAAAATGTTTCAACAGCTACTATGAATAAACATAAAAGAAGATCCTACAAACCATATAGAGGTCAGGGCAGATGAAAGGATATTGGTATTTGATCCTTTGGTACTTTGCCATAATTGTTTATACCTATTTGGTAATGTTTTTATTTTGAGAGGTAACTATGAATGATGAAACCAAAGGATCCAAAGTTAAAGACTTTGATCAAGAAACTTTCTTCCAGGCATTCTGTAAAGAGAAACACGCAGAATGTTTATCAGAGAGAAGGGCTTATGGAGAAGATCCTATTGAGTATGAGGAATATATCTCAGCCAATAGATCTTTTTTGATGAAACAATTTATAAATTACATTAAGGAGAATTATGGAAAAAATTTATAAAAACATAATGATTGAGCTCAGTAAGGGCTCAGATCAAAGACCAATGAATGTACCTAAAGATCAGTTTGAAAAAAACTTTGAAAGGATCTTTGGTAAGAAAAAACAACAAGAGGACAAAGATGGAAAAAAAGAGAATTAGTAAAACTTTTTATTACGACACAAAAGGAGATCTCAAATTACATACATATATGTTTAAAACTTTGTATAGATCCAATGAGAAAAGATTGCCAAAAAAATTAAAAAAGGCTTATAAAAAATTATCTCAAGGAGAAAAACAAATGAGGAGGAAAATGAAATTTCTCTCTTCAATGAGAAACAGAGATCTTGTGCATTATTGGAACTCAGATCCATATCTTACTCTTCAAGAAGTTGGAGATGAATTTGATATTACCAGAGAGAGGGTAAGGCAACTTTTAGAAAAAGCTAAAGTTTATGGTTTAGAAGTTTTGCCCAGAGCTAGTAGATCTAAATTAAAAAAGAAGGCAGAGATAGAAAAAGTAGCTCCTGAAATTAAATATGCTTTAGAAAATTTATATGGTACTCCAGGATTTCATGTTTGGTTAAAAGCATTCAGAAAAAAAGCTAGACCTGTACAAAATAAATTTTTGAGATCTGTCTTAATAAAATGTTGGCAAAATAATATTTTAGATCCTTTGGATTATGTTGAATTTAAGTTAAGACCTAAAGTTAGACATTTTGAAGTTATCAAATTAGTTAATAAAGGTTATACCCTGGACAGAGTTGCTAAAAAAATAAACAGATCCAAGCCTTTAGTTTGTAATATTTTAAGAGAGGCAAGAGCTTTAGGCTTACACCCTAAAACTACAGGCATACGATTAAATCAAGTTCATGCTGTTAGCCTGGATAAAGATGTGATCAATAAAAGATTAGATTTGATTAGAGATTACATGAAAGAAGGCAAAAATATTTCTGAGATTGAAAAACTTTTACTTAATGGCAGTTTAAGGCATTTCATTTCTAGACATTATCATTTGCCAAGATGTGAAAAAAATAGATCTTATAAACTTGCATAGTAGTACTATATTTGCTCTAATTCATTTATTAATTAACTAATTGGGCAATGCCCAGGAGATAAGATGGAAAAAATAGTAGAAAAAGACATGGAGATAGCAGATCAAGAGCAGATTGTTTTTGATGCCAAAGGAGTTGTGAAGGATCTTAAAGATTTTCACAAAGTCTGGAATAAGATCTCTCATGTATCAAGAAGACCTAGCTATTCAGATGGCACTAGCAATCTGTTTCGTTTAACTGATATTAAAGAGGCTAAAGAATTTTTAGATAATGCTTTAGATCTTAACTCTGCAATTCAATTTCATATCCAACAATATAAAGATGAGTTGCAACAGTTATCAGATGTTTTTGATGCTAGGTATAAAGATCATCTGCAAACTCTTAAATAGATCTTGGGTTAAGATCAGAAGGGCTCCTCAGGGAGCCCTTTTCTTTTGGAGATACTAAACCCTTACCCTTACCCTTTTTAGCCCTTAGAGAGCCTCTATGGAGCTCATTTTTTGTAAAAACTTACCCAAAAATGCTTAATCGTGGCAAAAACAAGATCTAGAGTCATCATCAAACAATTCTTGTTGTTTTGCCTCTAGCTTAGAAAGATCAACTAATTTTATATAATTCATTTCTTTTTTAAATGATGCTGAGATTTTAGTTTCTTGTTCTATCCACCAATCAGCTAACTCTGGTTTTTCTTTTATGATCTTAGTTAAAGTTTTAGTTCCTTTTAAATAACAAAGATCACAATTACCAGCCAATGTTTTTCCATTATGATTTGGCAAATTTAAATCAAATTTATTTTCTTTCCAAAAGTTCCCAACATCCTCAACTGTTATCTTATTATCATAAAGAGGAAACAAAGTTTCCCATTTATTTTTTCCAGAGTCATTTTGCCTTCTTTGTGTAGCTACCCTCCTTGGCTCATCATATCTTAAACCTATAACATTACCCCACTCTTCATAACCCAAAGATTGCATAAATCTTTTCATTACATTCATTTTAAGTTCCTGAGTACACATTCTCATTACAGGATTAGGGAGCATATTTTTTCTTTCTATCAATGCTGAAAAAGGCTCCCCAGATCTGGATGCTGTTTCATAACTAACCTCTTTAGTTCGATATATAGGTCTTTCCTCTGCTATCTCTAATTCAAGCCATCTAATATTTATATTCCACTCTTTACTGCACTCATTAACAAAATCTAATGTTTGAGGCATTTCTTTTCCTGTATTTGCAAACACTACATGGACAAACTCTGGTAGTACTCCCTCATAAGCCTCCAATATTTTATAAACCAAAAATCCAGAAGTTCTACCACCACTAAAACTAATCAAAGTAGGGCAATCAAATTTATTTAGTAAAAAGATTTGATCCTTAGTTTCTTTTTTCTTGTCTTTGCTCATCTTCACTTAAATATTTGTTCAATCCTACCAGAATAATATGTTTCTTTACTCTTTTCTGAGCTGGTAAGGATCTCATTGCTACCCTCTCCCTCCCCTCCTGGACAAGCCAAATTACATTTTGCTCTGCCAGGTTATTTATTGCCTTTGCTATTGTTTTCCTATCTTTATTCAGCATTCTGCTGAGGTAAAGATAAGAACACCATACTGAAAAACTTTTACCCCTGATCCTCTCGATCAATGCCCATAAAACTATTTGCTCCCTGGAAGATAGTTTTAGATCCTTCCTCTGGATCTGATCTCTAAACCACCTCCAAGCATTTGCCTTGAGCTTTATAAAATCTTTGTTAGCTAAAGCTAGATCTAAATTAATCTCAGCACTCTCCTCTCCAGGTAGAGCTGATGTGATCCACCAATAGTTCGAGAAGTCAGGATGTTTGTTATAAAACTTTTTCAAAACAATTCTCTCTGATAGGGGAAATGCCCCCAGGGGCATTCCCCATATCTATATGTAATAGATATGTCATTATGACCATAGGTGTACCCAATACCTTGCCTGTTTCTGACCATAGGTGTACCCAATCATTCTTCCCAAATAATGTTGCCTGGCTCCCTCACAAGTTCCAGGATCCCATTTTTTCTGATCAATGTTTTGACATTCATATCTGCCTCAGAGTTTGCTTTGACAATGCCACATCTAATAACTTTAAGAGGATCCCACTCTTCATTATTTTCTATACAGATCTGTTTTGCACTCTCTGGATCTGCTGTGCTTAATCCTAAAACCCATCTTGAAGAGTCCACAAATGAACTAGCTCCCCTGATGCTGGCCCTCATTTCTAAAAATTGCAGATCTTCTTTTAAACCAGATTTAGATAAATGATGGATCCCAATAACTGATGTTTCAAATCTTGTCGCAATCATCTGGGCATAAATAGAATATAACTGCCCTACCTCATTGCTGTTTGTTTGTGCCCCTATAAAAGCCTGTAATGGATCAACAGACACCATAACAAGATCTGGTATAGCTGATAGTCCATCAATAATATCGTAAGCCTCAGATGTGATGTGTAAGCCTTGATTTAGATCTTTACTTAAAAGGAATTTTAATAGTTTTTTGAATAGTAGGAAACCTTTTTCAATTCTTTTTGGACCTAAGATTGAAAGCAAAATTACTAAAATTATGAATATTTCAGGTGAATTTAAACCTAATAGTTTCATAAAATTTCATATTCTATTTATATTTTAG